TCATATATTTATATATTAAAATAACATAAAACAAATGGCAAAAGAAAAATCTTTAGTTGAAGAAGCTATCATCCAAATGAAAAATTTGGAAGAAGCGGTAGCTGAAAATGCAAAAGGAATACTTGCTTCTACTATGAAGGAAGAAATCAACGAACTAGTAAAAGAATCTCTAACTGAACAAGATGAAGATGAGATTGAAACTGACATTGACATGGAATTACCTGACATGGGGGACGAAGAGTCTGACGATGAAGAAGGTGATGAAATGGATATGGATAACCTTGATATGGACGATGACGATTCAGATGATGAAGATGTTATCGACCTAACTAACATTAAAGATGACGAAGAAATCTTACGTGTATTCAAATTGATGGGACCGGACGATAATATTGTTGTTACTAAAGATGATTCTGGTAACATTAGTATTAAAGACAACGAAACTGAGGCTGAATATATGGTTGTTACAGAAGGTGAAGAAGATGACGATGAATATCAAGAATTTGATGAATCAGAAGAATTTGATGAATCAGATGAATCTATCGAATCTATTGTTGAAAGAATTTTTGGAAACGACAACGACGAAGAAGAGGAATTTTCTTTTGATGACGAAGAAGAAAGTTTTGACGATGAAGAAGATTTTGAAGAATTCGATGAGTCTGAAGAATTAGTTTATGAAATTGAAATGGACGAACAAGACGAAGAAGACGATGAAGACGAAGAAGAGGAAGAAGAGATGAATGAAGATGACGATATGGGTGACGAAGAGGAGCCTGTTATGGAATCTAAAATGTCTGTAAAACCTAAAGGTACTGGTATCGGAAGTCCTAAATTCAAATACGATGCTAAACCAAACCAAGGAAAAGGATTTGATGTGAAGAAAAAAGAAGCTCCAAAATCAGTTGGAACAGGTAAAGCTAAATTTGAATACAAAGAAGGTGAAAACCTTGATGGAGAATTTAAAGACATCAAAAAAGCACCGGTTAAAAAAGCGTCCGTTAAAAAAGTAGAAACTAAAGAAGCTGCTCACACATACGGAAATGGTTCTAAATCAGGTAGAGGATTAAGAAAAGGAATTACTCCTAACAGAAATCTAACATTTGAAAATACAGAATCAAATGAATTAACAATTCTTAGAGAAAAGAATGAAGAGTATAGAAAAGCTCTTAATGTATTTAGAAATAAATTGAATGAGGTTGCAGTATTTAATTCAAACTTAGCTTACGCTACTCGTTTGTTTACAGAACACTCAACGTCTAAACAAGAAAAAATAAATATCTTAAGAAGATTTGATGGTGTTGAAACTATTAAAGAATCTAAAAATTTATATCAAAATCTTAAAGATGAACTTTCAGTTAATACAAGTCAACCAATGAACGAATCGATGGAAAGAGCAATTCAAAAAGCTCCGGTATCAGGTTCAGCGATTAACTTAATTGAATCAAAAACTTATGAAAATCCTCAATTCCTTAGAATGAAAGATTTAATGAGTAAATTAAAATAAAAATAAACTAAAAATTAATAAAAACCAAAAAAATGGGAGCATTATTAGAATCAGGTCTAGTTGGTAACATAGGGTTAAAACACCTTAAAGTTATTAAAGAAGACACAATTAACAAATGGGATAAATTAGGATTCCTAGAAGGACTTAAAGGTCACTTAAAAGAAAACGTAGCTCAATTATATGAGAACCAAGCGTCTTTCCTAATCAACGAAGCTACTTCTGACGGGTCTTCAGGTTCATTCGAAACTGTTGTATTCCCTATCGTAAGAAGAGTATTCTCTAAATTATTAGCGAATGAAATCGTATCTGTACAAGCAATGAATTTACCAATCGGTAAATTATTCTTCTTTGTACCTAAAATTCAAGGGTATGATAACGGAAGTGCATCTGAATCAGGTGAACACTATGCACCAATCGGTTCTCCAGGTAATTATTCTCCAGCTAACAATGGTGCAAACCAAGGTTACGGAACTGACGCTGGAGCTTACAAGAAAAATCTTTATGATTTATTCTATGAAGGAAATGAAGGTCAATTAGACCCTCCAGGATTGTTTGATTATTCTAAAGGACAATGGTCAGCAGTTACTGCAACAACAACAGTTCAAAAATGGTCTAATGGTGGATTAATCGATGCTGATGGAGCATATGATGATTCTAACGTTAGAAAAATAATCGTTAAAATGACAAATTTCGCTAACACTGGTGCTGGTAAATTAATCGGACCTGATGGTAACGAATATGATTCTGAAACTTTCTTATCTGATTTGAAAATTTTCGCTAACGGTACTGCTACAGATAGTACTTGGTCAGGAGCTTCTCCTTGTGATGTAGTATTTAACGCTGCAGGTACTGCTAATTCTTTATTGTTCAGAGTTGTTACTCAACAATATGGTAAAGGTATCGTATCTTACGGTGGTCAATCATCTACTACTTGGGCAACTAATGGTAATGGTGGTAGCTACAATGATATCTGTGATATCGAAGGTACTATTTACTTAGAAGTTGATTTATCTTGTCCTGTATGTATTTCATGTGGCGCTGACTCTTTAGACGGTTACACAGGAACAACAATTGAAACATTAGCAAATAATGACTTCAGTGCTGTTTTCAGAAGATATAAAGAATTAGAATTTGAAGATAAAATCGGTGAGGTTTCTTTCGAATTAGATTCAGTTACTGTTTCTGTTACAGAAAGAAAATTAAGAGCACAATGGTCTCCTGAGTTAGCTCAAGACGTTGCGGCTTTCCACAACATCGATGCTGAAGCTGAATTAACAGCTTTATTATCTGAACAAGTTGCTGCTGAAATTGACCGTGAAATCTTAAGAGATTTACGTAAAGGTGCTGCTTGGAACTTGAGATGGGATTACAATGGTTGGAAACGTTTATCTTTGACAACTTCTTATACTCAAAAAGATTGGAACCAAACATTAATTACAGCAATCAACCAATTGTCTGCACAAATCCACAAATCTACTTTAAGAGGTGGAGCAAACTGGATTGTTGTATCTTCTGAGGTTTCTGCTATCTTTGATGATTTAGAGTACTTCCACGTATCTAATGCTTCTCCTGAACAAGACCAATATAACATGGGTATTGAAAGAGTTGGAACATTGGCAGGACGTTACCAAGTTTACCGTGACCCTTACTTCCCAGCTAACACAGTGTTAATTGGACATAAAGGAACATCATTGTTAGACACAGGATACATCTACGCACCATACGTACCATTACAATTAACTCCTACAATGTATAACCCATTTAATTTTACACCAATTAAAGGGATTATGACGAGATACGCGAAGAAAATGGTAAATAATCGTTTTTACGCACGTATCACTGTAGATGGTGTAAGAACATTTGACTTAAGAGAATTGAGATAATCAAAAATCTTATTATATTTAACAAAAAGAGGACATATAGTCCTCTTTTTTTATTTATAGAATGGGTTAAAAATAAATGGATTATAATTTGACTTTTAAGTAATTATTATTATATTTATATAAATATGATACTATGAAAACCAAATTAACTCCTGAAATTATAATTAACATTATTGAATTATATCAAACTGAAATTCCGAGTACTCATAAATTAGCCGAAAAATTTAAGGTTGGTCATAAAAAAATTAGTCAAATATTAAAGGAAAATAATATTGTGATTAATAAAAAAGGTGGTCAAATCCAAATGGGAAATAGTTTTGAAATTGAAACCACAAAATCTAACTTATATACAACTTCAGATACCCACGAATTAATTGCTCAATGTAAAAAAACTAATATGGTAATTAAAGACCCCAATAATTTATCCGGTAAATTAACCAAACATATTATTGAGTTATATGGAGATGTATGGATTCCATCCAATACTTACCAAAGAAAAAAATACGAATTAATTAACGACAAAAAGTGGTTTGAGGAATATTTCAACATAATTAAGATTGAAAATTCTCCTACAAGAAAATGTAAATTATGTGAGTGGGTAACAGAAGACACTTCAAATAAAACAGGTTGTTTTGAGACACATATAAGTAAATCTCATAAAATAACATTAGATGATTATTTATTAAAATTTCCTGAAGATATTAAACATCACCCAAATTATATAAAAAAAACAGAATTAACCAAATTTTTATCTAAAAGTAAAAATTATGTTATTTGTAAAATTTGTGGTGAAAAAATGAAAAGTATATCAAACACTCATTTAAAAAATAAACATAATATCACAACATTAGAATATAAATTAAAATATCCTAATGAAAAAATAGTTTCAACATCTATTTCTGAATGTTTAAGTGATTTAGCGAAACTAACAAACATTAATATGACACCTACTTGGACATCAAAAGGTGAGACGGAGATTAAAGAGTTTATCGAAAGTGTTGGGTTTATGGTTAATAAAGGTAAAAATCGTAAATTATTAGATGGTAAAGAAATTGATTTGATTGTTGATGGTACCAATATTTGTATTGAGTATGATGGATTATATTATCACACAGAAAAAATGGGAAAAACTTCATCATATCATCTAAATAAAACAATAGAGTGTAATCAAATAGGATATAAATTAATACATATTTTTGAGGATGAATGGGTTGTTAATACCGAATTAGTTAAATCAAAATTAAAACATTTATTAAATGTGAATGATGGTGTTAAAATTGGTGGTAGAAATGTTGTCATTAAAAAAATAAATTTAGAAGATAAAACATTTTTTTTAAATAATAATCATATACAAGGTACCGATAAGTCAAACATATATTACGGGGCATATTATAATAATGAGTTAGTTGGTGTTATAACATTTAATAGTCGTAGAAATATGACTAAAAATAATGACGGTGAATTTGAATTAAGTCGATACGCAACAAAACAAAATTATTTAATTAGGGGGTTAGCCTCTAAATTTATTAAACATTTTATTAATGAGTATAACCCAACATCAATAATTAGTTTTGCGGATAGAAGATGGACAATTAATCCGGAAAATAATCTATATACTAATTTGGGGTTTAATTTAGTATCAATAACAAAACCAAATTATTATTATTATAATTCAAAAATTAGTAAATACAAAAGATTTCATAAATTTGGATTTGGTAAAAATAATCTTAAAAAAAGATTTCCGGATTTAGACTATAATAAAACGGAAAAAGAACTCACATCTGAATTGGGTTATGACAAAATATGGGATTGTGGGTTATTTAAATATCGATTAGAATTATAATAAATTATTGGATATTTATATTAAAAGAATTTTATGAAAAATTTATATTTCTTGGATGGAGAGGAAAAAGATAGGATTTTAAATCTTCACGAGAGTGCAACAAAGAGACAATACTTATCAGAACAGGGTTTTAATTATAACGACCCATTAGGGATGAATGCGCCTATAAAAGACACCGCAGTCCAAGGACCTGCGGGTGACCCATATCAATATAAGAAATGGGGTGATAAATTTTGGTACGCAAAAAAAAGTGAAGGTAATACACCAAATTGGATTGAGGTAAAAACATCAAAAGGTATTGAATCCGTTAAAAATAAAATTTATGGAGCTTCACCCAAAACAACCGTTGAAGTACCTAAAAAAAATAAGGTTTCTAAAGTTGCTCCGACAGTTAAAAACACAGAACAATCCAAAAAAGAAAAAATTAAAAAAATTTCTAAATACAATTACACGCCAAGAATTGACCAAGAACTTAAATATATCGTAGATAGAGATATGGATAATAAACCATTTTTTATTTATGACCCTAAAGAAAATTTAATTTATTTATTTGCACCATCTACTGGTTGGTTTTCACCACCAACTTTAGTTGATTATACTTCAGTGGTTGACGGTGCTGATGTCCAAAAAGACGCTCAACCGTTTACAATTGAGGATTGGTGTAAAGTTAGTAAAAAAGATGGTAAGTTTTTATTATCTGAACCATATAAATGTACTGACCCCACAACAGGTAAACCATCAGAACCAATCTATTCAAGTTTAACTAAAATTGCTGCTAGATTTTTACCTAAAGGGATTTATAGTATTAGTAGTTTAAGTAGTGATAAAGGTTATGTAGGAAAAGGTAAAAATGTTCTTCATTTAAAAGATAGTGGTGGTAAAAACATTGTTAGTGCAATTCACGGAATACCGGCCGGATTACCGGATAGATTAACTGCAAGTGCGGATTTAGAATCTTTATTAAAAAAACAAATTTCATCAGGGAAAGTACCCCAAGAATATTTAGATTCCGCAAAATCTATTGCATACGCAAATCAAAGTTTTGGATGTGTTGGGGTTCCAGCTAAATTTATTGATAACCCTAATGTTAAAAAATTGGCACAAAATGCTAGACTTTTTGTTATGGGAGAAACGAAAGGTAGTTTTTTAGTTCAAAATTCTACAGAATTTTTTGATAAATTACACGGAGATGGACAACAATGTGTAGACCCAATTATGTTGGCTCAAAGTATAGGAGAAAACAATACGGGAGTTGCGTAATTTTTTGGTTAATTAATTAAATTTCGTATCTTTGCGGTATGAAAAATTTATATAAAATAATCATTGTCTTGATAATTCTATTAACTTCAACAAGTTATGTAGGATTAACATCAAAAACAAAAGAAATATCTATAGTGGTTATTGGGGATTTTCCCAAGAATGATGTGGTATTTGTTCAAAACAATCTTAAAAAGTTTTATAACTGTAAAGTTAATATTCTACCAAGAATTGATGTGCCCGTAGAATGTAAAATAAAAGGATTATCAAAGTATTCATCGGTTAAAATAGTGAAACTACTTAATACTAAATTTAATAATACTAATGGTAAAGTAGTCGCGTTAACTCAATTAGATATTTGTACTAATAGACGATTAAATGGTAAAACATTTAAAAATTGGGGGGTGATAGGTCTTTCATTATTAGGGACTAAATCCTGTGTTGTTTCTAATAAAAGAATGAGAACCAATTATTACGGTAAATTAGAAAAAGTCGTTATCCACGAAATAGGACATACTTTAGGTGTCCCCCACTGTAATCACAATAAAAAGTGTGTTATGAATGATGCGAAGGGGAAGGGTTCGACAATTGATAATGAATCAATATGGATGTGTGATAATTGTAGAAAAAAAATAAAATATTAAGAGACTTCGGTCTCTTTTTCTTTTTTAGATAAAACCCTAATTGATTTAGAAATCACTTCGGCTTCACCCAAAGAGTATATTCCAGAATGGAAGGCGTGTCTAACGGCGTGTATTAAAAAGTAGCTAGCTCTATCGTTATCCATAGTATCTAAAAGAATATCTAAGTGTTCTTCAGTGTGTAGGGGGATTGATTCAAATAGTTTTCCGAATATTTCAGGTTGTTGTTCCATATTTAATTATATAAGATATTTATAATTATACTATGAAAAATAATAAAATACATATTAACGAGGGAACAAGTGATGGTGGGGGAAGAGGTTCTTATGTTGGTCCAATGCAACCGGGAATTAGAATATTTAAAAAATCTGATATGCAACCGTTTAATATCCCTGTTTCTAAATATGATGATGCGATGTTGGAGTATGATAGTTATGATGGGTCTATGGATGAACCAAAAAAACAAATCAAAAAGATTGAGTCTAAAGCTAAAAAAATTTCCAAGTATATGGAAAAACATCCGGAGTTAACATCAAGTGATGAGGACGGTAATAGTATTAATCAGAGTCCTGGTAAAAAATTAAAGATTGTACCAATCGTTACCGAATGGATTGAGATAACACAGGACACCATATCCGAAGATTTAACCTCAAATGATACTTCGGGTCGGTTTAATAAAATTGTGTCCGGAAAACCACTTAATATTAACCAAAATAAAAAATCCCAAAACGAATCGTTAAGGGATTTAATTAAAAAGGTTTTATCTGAAAAATACTAATCTAATTTAGATAGTATTGTTGATAAAGAATGTTTTATTTGAGAACTCATTTCAGTTTCAAATTCTTGTCTAATCTTCTCGGTTTTATTATCGTACATAGTTGTAACTCTTTCCCAATTTCTATTACTAATAACAACATCATAATGATATACGTGATTAGTGATACTAATTTGTCTATCTTGTAAAACAATAAATAATTCTAACTCACTGTTCTTAATATACCTCTTCATTGAGAGGGGAGCAATTAAAAATTTAGAACTTGGGTGATTAATTAATTTTCTACATACAGATGTACATATTCTTTCATTATCCTCAAGTATTGGTCTATCATTACTTGTTAGATTTCTGAAGAATTTAACAATCTTATAATTAATTTTTTTTCTTAATCTCCTTAAAATTTTCATCATTTTTATTTTTATATTATTTGACAAAGATAAGTATAAAAACGATATAAAAAAATAAAAATAGGTTTTTAATTAAAAATTATTTCCTTGTTGTGGTGCTGAGGTATATACA